GCCTGCCCAGCGCTCGAGATTCCCAAACCACACACACAAAATGCACACAGCTCAGGGAAAGACCGACTCACGATCTCCAAAACCCAATTACTATTTAAAGTCTAGTCGGACTCAGTGCTTAAGTGCACCAACCTATGTAGCAGGAAGAAGTAATCCAGCCAACAGACGAGGAACTCTACGAAAACGAGTACCCGAGAAATCATCTCCCGCTGCATACCACCATTCTTGAATGATGTTAGAATCGGGTAAAGCGGTGACACTAAAGCCAACGCCAACATTCCAGGGCTGCTCTTTCATAAAAGGAGTGATGCCCGTCTGAAGAGAACCAGTGAAGGCTCGAGGATTGGCGTAAAGACGTGGGGAAGAGAAAGGAATCGCTACCTCCGCCGCATCTTGCGCGCCAATTCGCTGAACAACCTCATGAACACCGAAGCTGTATTCATTCCAGGAAAAGATATCATCAATTGCTTGGCGTGCCATTCGCGCGTGAACGATAGTATTAGTTGGTACCAGCAAGCCGGAAGGCTCACGGATCAACTTATACCGCATACTGCCGCGAACACCAACATAGAGCATTGCATAATGCGCTGCCCATGTCCAAGGAATCTTCTGATTCACATCCGTGGTGTTACTCTTACCTATGAAATTCAATCCAGTGGTTGCCCACGTGGGAAAGAAATACAAAGGAAAAGAGGTGAAAAGAGCTCCAGTGCTACCGTCCTTATAAACCATCGCAAACTTTTGACACAAAGCACGAGCTGACGGAGCCGTTTCAGTGAAACAACTCTGAGCCAAATTCATACTAGCGTCTAAAGGCGTATTGAGAATGGTACTAGAAAGGGCTAGGACGGAATCGTCCACAGGCCCCGACTGGTACTTAATACACCCCGTAAAAGGTTGCAGACCCGCCAAATTTGCAAAACACGTACGCGGTTGAGCGAACGTCATATCTTGCATAGGGCGAGCAAGGATAAAGACTCGAGTGCTAATCACTCCAACCCGAGGTGCAACCCAGGGGGTGGAGATAAAGAAGTCCAGTGAGCCGTTACAATTTCCGGGAATTCGATTAACGTACTTCCCGTCACACATCGGTGCGTTAGCCTTAGCGCTCTCAGCGCTAGAATAAGGCACCTGAATAATGTGCTGTTGAGTACCAGAAAGGTCCAAAGCTACGCTATGGACTTGACCGGTAGGATCAGGAATCGTAAACGGGCCAGCGGTGCCTCTTACAGAAGGGTTGTAACATACTTGCAACATTCCTCGCATATTTGAGGACGAGGGAATGTAGATCATGTACTCCATACCACCGCGCCAGTATTGAAAAGGCAAACCAAAATACCCACCAGGGGTAAGGAAGAAACTTCCTAGGTTCACCCCACCATAACTGGGCGTAACGGGTAAGTTAAAAAGGACTTGCCCGGCGGTAGTAGAAGTAGTCAGATCAAAGTATGAGATACAACCCCATCTTTGACGAATCGCTTCAAAACACATTGGATCATCATGCTCACCACCTCCAACGGCGGAATCAATTGAGAGAGCAGAGCCGGATAACATAACCAGCTTCTCTCCAGAATCAACTCCATCCGTCAAGGGAAGGGAAGCAAATAATCGTTGAACGACAGGATCAGGGGGGACATACGTCGATTCTCTAGTGTAACCAAAAAAGGAGGCTACAGTAGAAGCAATCGCGGCTCCGGCAGCCAGCGGCGTAGCAAAAGGTGCTAGGATCGGAATGGTCCCGGCAACCTTAGACGCAATGCTGCTGACGGAGGACGCAATATCAGAAAATTTGGACTCATTAAAACCAGGATGCGCAGAAGCGTTACCTTTCTTAAAACCATCCAACTTCGAGACATTCTTCTTGGATTGGTATTTGGCCATTCCAAGAGTATATCCCGGCTTGAAAGAAGCATAGATATTGATCGTCGCAGCCGCAGATGTAGAAATCGTTGACTGTATCGCGACTAGAGACTGTAATTGTAATCTCCACATATAAAGTGCCGATTGTGTAACGGGCATATAGTTGTCGTAATACTGGAAAGGAAGTTCCATTTCAACAGACGTTGCTTGTTCAAAATTGATGACACGAAAGGCATCATTGAACGAGGTGAAAAGCGAATCGACAGCCATGTCATCCGCTAAATCCGTATTCACCGTGCTTGAGGGAGTGGTGTTAAGACCACCCTCGCAAATAGCAGATAGCACCATAGCTCCCATACAGGAGCCAGGGGGCGTAACTACAACACGAAGACGAAGATCACCTCGGAAATACGCGTAAGGTTTTACGGCATTCCAAACAATCGCTTGTTGAAAAAGAAGCTGAAACGGATCGAGAGCGCCAAATAAATTGGCATTGACGATTTCGGTACCGTTTACAGTAAGGGAATAGATCTTATGTTCTCGCAATAGTACGGAATCAATAGATCCAGGATCTAGCGGGGGGGGAGGCGCTTGATCAGTACGTACGGCGATAGACGAAGAACTCGGAACAATAAATTCCGCAAGCTCCCCGTGAACTGTCGTAGTTGGGGCCTGTTGAGCGGCCCCGCTTTCAGAGTTCGCCGAGACGGAGCTCGGCGCAGAAGTTGATGATGTTGAACTCATGACGAAAGGGAAGGTTTTGAGTCAGCAAAACCTTGTAAACTAGAAAGTTGTTTATCGACTACTTCTAAAGTCGGATCCAAAGATTGCTCAGTGGATAAATAGGAAGACCAAGTGATGAGATCACCGCTTGCGTAAAGACGCAAGTAACCTTGGAATCCTAAATTTTTGAAGTACACATTTTTATCAAGCCCGTGCTTCATGGCCAAGTAGGTGACGGTTTCTTCCATTGTCCGGAAGAAAGCCTCACCCCACATCCAAGACTCAGCAAGGACATTGGTAAGTAGCATAGCGTGAGCGTCCAAAACAGGAACGTCCCCGCTAGAAAGCCGCATACACAACATCTTAATGAGCGTCTTGGGGTCAAGGGCCCAAACATACATTTTGGCAACCACATTGGGAGTTCTTTTCAAGAACTGAACCAACGAAAGTTGCTCATAAACACACATCTGAGTTTCCTTGCGACAAGAGGTTGTTTTAGCTCCAACCTCCAAGAGCGCCCGTGCAATAGAAACTTGATTATACCACCAACAGTCCGAAGAGACCGTGGCAATAAGATCATCGCCTAGCACGAGCTGTGCAACTCGGCTACGAAATGGCGGTGCGTCAGGGTTAATAACGAACCACGCATAACGAGCCTGCAAAGAAGAGCGAATACAATTGAAATGAATCGTCATCCAAAAACCAGAAGGCATAGATGACGCTAACATAAAAAGATCGCCCTTTATGCTCCGAACAGGATAAATCGCAGACAAACAGAGAGAAAATACCATCTCGCAATCAGCCGGTGTGTAACCACACCAAAAGGCCAATTGCTTGAAGAATCTACAAACAGCAATATGTTCCTCAGTAGAACAACGGGCGTCGAAGCTACTCTTATCAAAAGCTAAGCAATTAGGATATTGATCCAAATGCTCATATAAATGAGTGGCTGTAACGACGCTCGTTATATTCATGCCAACAACGCTTTCAAAAAAGAGAGCGTGTTCACGCATGAATGCAGTGAGAGGAGAAAGATAACGTTTCATTAAATGATTGAACGCAAATGGGAGGATATTAAATACCCTCACCTTATGACGTGCGTTCTTTTCAATAGTGATAACCTCATCCTTGAGAACATGTAAACACAGAGGCGAATACAATAGTCCCTTACGAAGGGTTTCCTCGATGACGCTAAGATGCTCAGCGAAACCGGGGTCCCATTCGAGAAGTTTAGGGGAACTAGTGTGATCGACACGAATGATTGCTGATTTACGAGCATAAAAAGGGGGGCCAGCGCTACTGCGCATATTAGTACCTCCGATAACAGTATCTTGCACTCCGAAGAAAGCAAGATAATCATCGAGAGGTTCCATACGCATACGCTGCGCCTTACCTTCAATGCCACGAAGCATGTCGAAAATAGCTTTATCCCAAACCGATCTTGAACCACCAATGTTAGCGGTGTTTTCAAGACTGATAGTGTGGGGATCAATCCATCGTCGAGTATCACCTTCTCCTTCCATAGAGCCTGTAAAAGTAGGCGCTGTGAAATAAGGATAAGAACCAAGACTACGCTCAAGTTGTTGAACGGCTGGATCCTTACGGAAAATGGTGTTCACACACCTCGATTTACTGCTTGCACCGCCCAAACCAGGACAGGTGCCAAAAACAGTGACTTCAAGGGGGTCTTCGGGGAAAGATAAAGAAGCTCCCAACGAAGATTTAAAAGGAAGAGGAGTCAAATCAGGAAGTTGATCATGACCCAAAAGTTGCTGGGGGTCAAGATGAAGTTCATAAGTTGCGCCATAAGGTTTAAAAACCTCAATGGCTTTATCCAACTCAGAACGAGAAAGACTTTCAGAATAAGAATATTCGCCATAAGCAGCCTCATCAACTACACCGGTATGAAAACCGGCTATAGAATAATGGGCACCACGGCGAATAACTAAGAGAGAGCCACAATCGCCATCAGAGGTGGAACAATTGTACTCCCAAATCAAAGGGCGAGGAGGAGAATTCTCATCTAAGAAAAACTTTCTTGCACGAGCATGAGTTGTTGAAACACGCGTGCTAGATGGAGTAATCAGATAAGCCTCATCAGCCATTGATTGGGAAGTAGGTGGAGTATCACATAATAAGGATGGGAAATTCCACTTGGAAGAAAAAGGGGGAAGAGAAGGGACGTGAAGAACAAGGAGATCACGCCCCGGAACTCTATAAGATTGGTTAAGAACTTCTTCGATGCGGTAAGATTGATCACCGCAAACGATGAAGAACGGATTAGACTCAATCTCAGAGAGTCTGGAATTAAAAATGGGGGTCTTCGATAAATCATAACTCATGAAAGGATGAGCATTACAAATAACGAGAGAACCACCAATTCGAAAACCATTGACAGTTCCAACCCTCGTCTTAATCAAGACGAAGCGCTCACGAATTTTGACAGTAAGCTCCTCGAGAGAAAAAGTGGAGGGATTAGCACGGATACCATAAGGTTTAGTGAGAAGGTCGTCTTGTACGACACGCCTGTAGGGAGAATCCCCAACGGGAATGCCTTTAGGACGACGATACTCACGATAAACACCTTCAGAATCCATTTGATAGGTAGTACCACTTTCAGCACGTTGTTGGGAAGTCCAATAAAGACAAGCAGGAATGGCAATAGCCAAACCAGCAATAGTCATATCAAGGACTCGCGGATTGTAACGACCAACACGAACGCGGAAAGAAAGATACTGACGGCTGTTTTCATAAGCAGCCAAAAGACGTTGAAATTGAACACGAGATAGGAATTGAACAGCTAAGGCCCAGAAAGGGGGTCTCAACATGTTCCAAAGCCAAAGCTCGTAAGCGTAAAAATTTTCACGCAAATAAGCACGAATGTAAGGGTCGCAGTCCGGTAGAAAAGTACCGATAACCGCAGCAAGGACAATACGCACCGATTCGGAAAACAAATAGGGTCCAAAAACAAGAAGAGGAAGGATGAAAATCCAAAAAGTGAAGTCAGTACGCACGCTAGAGCGCACGAAACGAGACACTTCACGATAAGGAATTTCGTCCACAAAAGGACGAACGACACTAGCAAAATCGGCGCGAGTAACACCGAGAGAGTAAAGCGTCGTTGTAAAGGCAAAAATAGCAGCTAACGAAAGATAAATGAACCATGTAAAAAGAATGGTTTCATAAACCACTTCGACGCGGTCATTACCAACATGAACAAAAACAGAGCCATTAGGACAAAGGTCAACACGATGACCATTAGAAACAGTCTCACGACACATTTGCTGACGTTGAACACAGGGTAAAGACCCTTCATGTTCTTCGAGAGGTAAATGACACAAAGAGCAATGAGCAAGAAGATGACGATCGGCATTAGCAGCCTTAACCGTGATCTTCTCGCGCTCAAAATGTTTCAAGTACAAGCGAGTGATCTCAGCAAAGAATTGAGTACGAGATTGATAAACGTGAACGAGCTTGTAAGGCGGCTCGTAATCGCGACCGATACCCATAAGGGAGGGATCAAGAACATAAAGATGAAATTCTTGAACATCCTTCGTATGAGCAGCGGAAACTTTTTCGTAATCAATGGCGCCGGCAGCAGTAGCAAACTCGGGTTTCGCCTTGAGTTCGATACGATAAGGAAAGCGACGCCAAAACATAGGAGGATAATCACAATAGCCTTTAAGACGACAATCAGGGAAATTAGTCGTATAAAGGGCAGCGGTAAACGCCGCCCAGAATTTCCCTTTGTCACCTAGAGCGGCTTGCTCAATGTTAAAAGGAGTAACGTTGATATACTTATTAACTAAAGTAACGTGATCATCATGGGAGGCAGAAACCGGAGCAGGCTTTGCATCAATGTCATCAAACATAACCGTGGTCTGACCACGACGGGCTCCATCTTGGAAGCCAACAACGCCATCAACTCGTAAGAGTCCAGAGGCGTCAGTTTTATGACCAGAAGCATGAGCAAAAGCGAGATGGAGTTCATGGCAAAGAGTTGATTTACCAACTCCAGCAGCACCAATGAGCATGGTTCCAAAAGGTTGGACTCTAAAAGAGCCCTGAACACCTTCAAGAGACATGTTAATGCCAAGATGTTTCAATTCTAAAAGTTGTCGAGAGACAGCGGAGTGAAGACTCCACTCGCCTTTCGAAACCAAAGAATCAAGCATCTTCTCGCCTTGCTGGCGAGAAGCAGTAATTTGTTCTTGCCACTCAGTCTTATTGAGCTGGCGAGAAATAAAAACCGGCAACTGGCCAGCGAGTTTCTTTTTGGCGAAACTCTCAGTACCAGCCGGATTTGCCGGCTCATGAAGAAGAGTAGTATCGTAGAGGAGAAAATCCGTCCAGCGAATCCATTCACTAACAGAAAGAGTGGTATCAAAAAGGGGCTTAAAAGAGCCCAATTCGATACACTCTCGAACCTTAGACAGCGCCAACTTAGAAAAAGAAAGTAAGCGACTGAGAAAAGTTTCAAGAGGATCAACAGTAAAATTAGGAGAATGACGAAGCATGGGCTTAACCCATGACAAAAAAGTACCGATGAAGTGTTTATCACTCATGATACCCATAGAAGAAAAGATACCATGAAGACTAAAGGAACCGAAAAGTTCCCAAGCACTTCTAGCAATGGAAGTTTGAGCGAACATGTCCACGGGTTGGGTGAACATATTTTCCATAAAGTCAGAAGCAGCTTGATAACGATTCTTGGGGAAAGCTTCCTCCAAGAAAGCAGTAGCCATATCTTTGAGATAATAAGCAGCATCATCATTAATGTAAGTAATGAGGATAGCTGCCCAAACATCTCTTTGAGTCTTAGTTTGATAAAGAGTATACAAGAGAGAAATAGTTCGAGCAACTGCTGGGGAAGTCTCCTTCAACAATGAAAGAAATTGAGGAGTATACTTCGAAAAGTCCGATGAAGGACGATCATCAAAAAGGCCAGAATCAGGGGGGCCAGATTGATAACGCAAAGGGATAGGGGAAGGTGAAACCTTCTCCTCACGAGAATGAGAATGAGTCCTAGAAACAGGCGCTGGAATAGCGTCTGGATAGGATTCATTGTGAAGAGGGTTCTCCCACTTGAGGGAGATATCAAAGAGAGAAGCGGAGGAAATCATTTCCAAAAATTTCTTAGGAGGAGTATTCCTCTTAAGAGAGGAAATATTCGCATGCATAAGAGAAGAGAGAGAAGAAGTCATACCTAATCGATATTCACGCGTAGCGCCGTAATTAATACGGCGGAGAGCATGATCGAGAGTACGAGAAGGTTGAGGAGACTTCTGTCTCTGGGAGAGAAAGACGTTGATAGTTCGCAGGAACTCATCAAGTTTATATTGAGGAAAAACACCATAGGGAAAACGATGGTGCTTAGGGTATAAAATTGTAACAGAGTCACGAATTTGGAAAGTAGTAGAACGAGAAGGCGTAGGAGCCTTCTTCGGAACTTTTTCCCAAACATCGGAAGCGAATCCGGAAGAAGAAGGATCAGATAAGTTTGAACGCGCTGCAACAGCAGCACGCTCAGAAGGAGGTAAACGATCGACTTCAACACCAGGAATGTAAAGATCGGGATCTTTACGAGACCGATCAACGACAAATGACTTAACATAAGGGAGATGCCAAGTAGTGTTGTGATAAGTACGCTTAGTAGGACGCGTAGTATACTTATCGGTAGGAGAAGGACGAGTAGAATCAACATAAGAAGGAGGTCGATAATGTCGTTTCTTATCCTTCTTAGCACGATTAAGATAACGAAAATCAAGACGCTTAGCGTGAGCTTTACGAGAAGATTGTACGAGAGTAAAATCGTTAGCATCCGTAGATTGGTGGATGCGTTCTTCTACGAGACCTTCCTGTTTAGGAAGACGACGATTAGAGCGACGAGAAAGAGGCTCTTTAGAGGAGGGGTTTTGTTTAGTAGCACTTTTAACAGTGCCAACTTTGGACGATGAACCAACTTGTGGTCCGTAATTATCGTTCAGAGGTTGTGACATAAAAACAAGAAAGAGATTTATATTGAAAATCAAATAAAAACAAATGGTATTCACCATAAGATCAGGTCCCGACTGAGTTAAGGGAGGGGGGCGGTAAATATAGCTTACCAAGCTTGGACGTTTAGAGCATAACGTCAAAAAAGAAAAGTTTTAACTATAAAACGAATAAAAAGTATGATACACCAATTTAGGCGGTGTATGGCCAAGTACGACGCAATAGCCGAATGCGTAAAAGCCTATTAAATATAAGGTTAGTCTGAAACCAACAATACAGAGAATAGAGAAAAG